CGAAGACTTGTATTGTGATAGCAATGTAAAGGATACTCCTGGCATTGTCTTTGCTTTACGTCAGCTGATGTTAATTGCTGATGAGTTGGAGACGTAACCATGACCAAATCGTACGTACCTCAATCATTTACCATTCATTGCAACGGTAAGGAGGTATGTATCTATGCCTTTACCAAAGCTGAGGCAATCATGAGTGTGCTTGAACTTTATCCAGAGTTTGAGTATCATTCGATCAATGTTCTACTAACACCACAATGGAAAGAATGACGGACCAATTTGCAGAGATAAATGCAATGTGCGACTATCAGGATGCCCTCAAGAAACTTGATGAGCTTGAGGATGAGCTGATGTTGTGCGACTTTGGTGATCCTCGTAGGTTTGAGGTTGATCGTGAAATCACACAACTGGAAGCTTGGATTGAAGATCTTCTTGCTACTGCAAAGCGATGACTGACATCACCTGCTACAAGCTCAACGCCGCGTTCGCATCCCTGCGCGAGTTTGATATCCTTGCCAAGCCCGATGACTTTATCGAGGTGTCGCTATGGCACAACGGTGAGGGCTTTGATGTCCACTTGAGCAGCAGCGGCGAACAGAGCATCAGGCTTTCGTGGGGAGAATTCAAGGCCTTGAAGAAACTTGTTAAGGAGTTGGACAAGTGACTGACCACCCCATCACCCCACCGCCGGAGCTGGTGCAGCAGTGGATGGATGACTTGTATCACGAACCCGGACAATTTGTCAGTTCAGATGACAAAGCATTAGCCACCCGCGCGGCCCAATGGGGCGCTGACCAAGAACTGGAGGCGTGCTGTGCGTATCTGGTGCGCTGCGCCCAATGGGAGCCAGAGGATGTCGCAGAACTCCGTGCCGCCCGACGCCCCAAGCCACCGAGCTTGAAGGAGCAGGCGCTGGACGAATTGGTAGCAGCCGAACGTCTTTATCCCGCTGACTGGAGCACCATCCGCCGCGCACTGGAGGCCCTTCCCAATGACTGACGATGGCAAACTCACTGCGATTGCCGCAGTAGCAATTCTTCTGATTATGTTTGCAGTCGCTTGGTGGTGGTTGCCGCAAAAGTGGCAAGGTTGCCAAAAACTATATGACAACCGTCCAGCCCAACTATTCTGCTTTGCAGCTAAATGACTAACCCCATCACCGTGCCACTGGAACTTGTTGAAAAGTGGGGGCACGACGCCAATCTTTCAGGCGTGCCATACAACGATGAACACTGGGCTTATGAACAGCACATCGCCACCCGCGCCGCCCAATGGGGCGCTGACCAAGAACTGGAGGCTTGCTGCGAATGGCTGGGTGATGCTCCTGTTGTATATAACGACAATGGCGATCTTCATCCAGGTCCATATCTAAGAGATGCACGACGTTTTCAGCTATCGAGCCTGAAGGAGCAGGCACTAAAAGCCATGCACCGCAACTGGAATCCAAACAACAGCGACGACTTCGATACCATCCGTCGCGCACTGGAGGCCCTGTGACCTTCACCATTGATCAGCTGGCCGAACACCTAACGGACATTCTTACGTGGCGTCAGCTGCGAAGACTGGCCAAACGGAATAAGCTTACACAGTATTCCTATCTCGGTAAGAAACAATTAGCTACTGTTCTTGCTATTCAAACCTTTAACCGAGCACAACGTAATGCCATTTCCAATCCCAAACAGTGACGACTACGATGATCTACTGTATACCATTCAGCACATGGCTGTTGATAGGTGCACCGATCTTGTTGGAAGAGTAAACGCCCACTCTGACATTCTTGACCCTGACATTGATGAGGGTGATGCTGATCGTCTACTGAGCGCCCAGCTTGGTTTGGATGGATCAGAGGATGAGATTGAGATGACCCAATCATTGATCTCTATCATTAGCAACATCATTGTTATCCGCCGCGCCCGCCACGCCATCCACAATGAACACCTTTCTTTCACTGATTCTGGCCGTAACCTACCCGCTACTACCAGCGAGTGTCAATGATAAGGAGGAACCTCGTCTTCTTCTCGAGCTACATACTGCTGCTGTTTGCTTTATCAAAGATGGGCACAACGCCAGAAGTATTGTTGGTGGCCTTTATAACTACCTTGATCGTGCTGAGATCTCTCATCCAGATCCAACGAGCGAACTTGGAAAAACGTATTGGCAACTAGCTCTTGCTAGAGCGACACCTCAGAAGTGTCAAGAACTACGTAGTCTGTCCTCTGATTTAAGTAACATCTGAATGGCCACAAAGGAAACACTCGCCCGTCAGTTTCAGCGAGAAACAGAAGCCCGCACAGAGGCCATCAGTCGGCTCAGGGAACGCACCAGCACCGCAGAAGAGCGGATGTATGCCAGCTCTACCGTGTATGGTTCGGCCTTTATCAATCAAGGGCTTAATGCCATCACAGCAGAAATCACAAGCCGCATTCACCGGGTCAGTCAAGGCTGGGCCAGTGATAAAGCAGCTGCTGTTGTTCCCCTTAAGAACTGTGATCCTGGTGTTCTAGCTCTTATCACTGCCAAAGGTGTCCTTGATATTCTTGGTGTTCGTAAGACAGAAAGGCTAACCTATGCCCAAGCTACCACTCATATTGGTACGCTTGTTTATCACCAGATCATGCTGGATGATTTTGCTGAGAAGCACAAAGAGCTTTTCGATCAAGCTGCCAGGTATATCCATGACCACAAAGGATATTCCTATAAGGTTCAGCGGTATCGAGCCACAATGCGAAAGCACAACGTGGTTCCAATTAGCTGGCCCAACTCCATCCGTCACCTTGTTGGTGGTTGGCTGTTGGATCGCCTGGCATCGGCTACGGGGTGGATCACCACGCACACGTCGTATACCGGCAAGAACAAGAGCCAAACCTACCTGGCCTATCAACCGGACTTCATCAAGGCTAGGGAGGCTCTCCTGGCCCGTGCAGAGGCCTTTGCGGGGTGTCTGTGGCCCATGCTGTGCGAGCCAAACGACTGGTCGGACGACTTTGCTGGGGGCTACCTCACCAACGACCTAAGACGGCTGACACGCCTGGTCAGGACTAGGGTTTCGAGAAGGGACGCACTATTACGGGATAGCAAGGCCCTCGCCATGCTGAACCGTCTCCAGAAGGTCCCCTACCGGATCAATGACCGGATACTTGAACTAGCCAATTTCTGCAAGGAACGCCGCCTAACGGTGGGTAAGTTCCGAGCCGAGGAACCAACTCCTCCTCCGCCAAAGCCAGAACCATGGGAGACAGCCTCCGATGAAGACAAGATTGCTTATCGACGTGCTCGAACTGAGATCGAAGATAGGAATGCTGCTCTGGCGCAGAAGAACTACAGAACAACAGAAGCTCTGTATGTAGCTAACAAGTATAAGGGAGAAACATTCTGGATTCCCTGGTCATTTGATTTCCGGGGAAGAGTTTATCCAATTCCCACAAGCCTCAGTCCTCAAGGAACAGATTTCGATAAGAGTCTGATTTACTTTGCGGAGGAAGGTCCTGTGTCAGAGTGGTGGTTAGGATTTCAAGTAGCAACTACTTGGGGTCTTGATAAAGCTCCTATGGATGAACGACAATCATGGGTCACATCTAATCACGACTTCATTACTCGTGTCGCTACTGATCCTGAGGGAACAATCTCTGAGTGGTCAAAAGCAGAAGAGCCATGGTGTTTTATTAGTGCGGCTATTGAATACTATCAGTGTGTCATTACTAATGAAAAGCTCACCAGTGGTCTACCAATCTCGGTTGATGCAACTTGTTCAGGTCTCCAGCATCTCAGTGCTATGGCTTTGGACAGGAAAGCGGCTGAAATGGTCAATGTGGTACCAACTCCGAAACCTAGTGATGGGTACGCCATTGTTGCTGAGGTCGCTAAAACGCAACTTCCGGAACACCTTCATCCCCTGATTACACGAAAACTAACCAAGAGAACTGTCATGACCACTCCTTATGGAGTTACAGAGAACAGTGCTCGTGATTACATTCGTCAGGAACTAAAAGGTGTCGAATTAGAAAAGGGTGAGCTTCAAGCAATTGTCAAGGCAGTCTACCGTTATGGGGTAAGAACTGTCTTTGCTGGTCCCTGTGCTTCTATGGCCTTTATTCAGAAGGCTGCTGGAGAGTGCATCAAAAACAAAGACCCCTACATCAAATGGGTCACACCTTCTGGGTTCACTGTCTTTCAGGAATACAGAAAGAATGATGTCACTCGTGTCAGAACCAAATTGCTTGGACAACGCATCGACACACAGATGCTTAAGGAATGGGATGAGCGTACGATTGACCTAAGTAAGGCCAAGACTGCTGCTAGTCCAAACCTTGTGCATTCTTTAGATGCAGCCCTGTTACATCTTGTCTTTGCTGAATGGCAGAGACCGTTTACCGTAATCCACGATTGTGTACTTGGTCGTTCCTGTGACATGAACGATCTAGCTGAAGCAATCCGAGACAAGTTTGTTGAAATCTATTCCCAGCCTGTGCTTCGTAATTGGGCAGAGCAGTTAGGAGTAGAGTTTGATGAAAGTGTCATGATCAATACTCTTGACATCAATGATGTTCAAGGTTCCTCCTACTTTTTCTGCTAATGTCTGCACCTGACTTTGCTGAGTATTCTGAGATCTTTGGGGTACGTGAATGCGTCCTTGAGAATCTCTATGACGACTTCTGTGCGGAAGCTGAGGTCTCTGATTTTGAGATCGACTTCTTCTCGTACCTTGTCGAGGAGTTTGCAAACTTTGCCTATCTTGCTGCGGCTATCAACGGCGAGAACGCTGTCGATTGTCTTGAAGCCTACGATCGGGTCTACACCGACCTCACCGAGGAAGCCTGATGACGGACAACATTGCATACTTCGCTGACTACTACGGCATTTCTCCTGAAGAAGTTCTTGAGGCCAGCCGTTGGTTTGATGAATCTATCGACGATCACGTTGAGGATCTCTTCCAACTGATTGCTGATCACAACGAAATCACCACCACCGCTGCTATCACCGAACTGCTCCATGTCTGATAACCGCTTTATCATCACCACCACGCTTGAAGGCTACATCAACGCCTTGAAGCCTTCCGGTAAGTTCAACAACTGCACCATTGGTTTCCGCATTCCTGAGGAAGACCTTGGCAAGTTCGATGCCTGTTACGAGCAGTGCATTGCCTGGGGCCGCAACAAGATGAACGGCAAGCGCTTCACCGAGGAACTGCCCAAGTGGCAGGAGGATGGCTTCGTCAAGGTGTCCTACGGCGGCGAGGAGGGGGCTCCTATGTTCCCCTGGGTGGATACTGATGGTGTTCCCCTGGACATCGATACCCCTGTCTGGAAGGGCACGGTGGTTCGCCTGATCATCGATCTGAAGCCTTATGTCTACGCAACCAAAGTTGGATGCAGCTTCAAAGTTAAAGGTGCTCAAGTTATCAAACTTGTCAGCTCTGGCGGGTCTGATTCTGGTGAGCTTAGTTCTGAAGACGTGGCTGGATTGTTTGGAAGTGTGGATGGTTTTAAGGCTGGCGCTCCATCGTTTAAGCCAGATCAAGCCGATGAAGCTGGTCCTGGGTATGACGACGACGATCTTCCGTTCTAATGCCAAAGTACCGGTCCCGCCTGGAAGAACGGCTGGCCCGGTGGATGGAAGTCAACGAACTGTCCTTTGAGTACGAGACTCTTAAGCTCGACTACACCGTTAAAGCCGTCTACACGCCCGACTTCGTTCTTCCAAACGGAGTCATACTTGAAGCCAAGGGTTATCTCAAACCAGAAGATCGAAGGAAGATGCTTGCCGTTAAAAAGCAACATCCAGAACTTGACATTCGGTTTGTCTTCCAAGCTCCAAAGAATACATTGTCAAAGGAATCTAAGACAACGTATGCTGAGTGGGCAACAAAGAATGGATTTCCCTGGGCTCTTTATACTAACATTCCCTTAGAATGGTTCGACTGACCGACGATTCCGAATTTGTCCGTCACGAGCCTTGTCCTTCCTGTGGGAGTAGTGATGCTCTTGCCCGTTACACCGATGGTCATGGGCATTGCTTCTCCTGCCGGTATTATGAACATGGTGACGGCACCTCCATCAACGTTCACAAGCCGCAACGATTTAT